GGGCCACCTATAGAGGCGAGCCCGTGCAATGCGACGACATGACGCAGCCCCTCCTGCTCGACTGTGAACGCCTTCGCCAGATCGTGGACCGCACCGGGGCGGACACCATCGAGATCATCATCGAGGAAGAGGGCAGCGTCGTTGTCCTGGCCGGGACCGCTCAATACACCCTCGGGACGAGTCGCCCCGACCTGTTCCCGCAGGAGACCATCCACGAGGTCGAGGATGTCGCCGCTGTGCCATCTGTTGTTCTCGCCGACGCGATCAACCGGACGCAGTTCGCCTGCGACACGGGATCTGTCCGTTACGCACTCGGGGGACTCCATCTCTATACCACCCAGGGGGAACTGGTCGTTGAGGCGACCGATACGCGTCGGGCCGCTCAATTCATCATCGCCCGCGAAGCACCGCTGCGCAAGAACTGGCAAGCATCCCCTGGCGTCGTCCTCCCACAGGCTCCCGCTCGCCTGGCCGCTCGCACCCTTGGCAGCGACCACGCGAATGTCTCGCTGTCCGCGAAGCAGATCGTAATCGAGTGCGGTCCCTGGGTGATGGTCACGACACCGATCGATGGTCGCTTCCCCGACATGCAGGGTGTCGTTGAAAACCTCGGCGAACCCGCGAAGGTCGCCACAAGCGACGCATCGTCTCTGCTGTCGCTCTGTCGGCAGGCCGCGATCTGCACATCGGAAGACAGCCGAGGGGTCGACTTTGTGTTCGGTGATGGCCACATCGTCTGCCGGTCCACTGCGCCAGAGGTCGGCGAATCCGAAGTGTCGATTGGCTGCGGCATGGTTGCCCCAAACTGCCGGATGATCGTGACCGTGGATGTCGCGTTGGTCGCCGACTACCTCAAGGCTTTGGCTCCCGCAGCCGAGGTCACCATCGAGGTACGCGACGCTGACACCGCCATCGTCTTACGCTCTGGCCCGTCGTGGTGTCTGGTGATGCCGATGTCATCGAACCGATGATCTATTGACACTCGCCGGCGCGGGCTTAGAATGTCTGCGTCGATGGGTGAAGACATCGACCACAACGAACGATCCAACCGCCCGTTACTGCATGCTTCACCATGCTAAGTGACGGGCGGTTTTTTCGCGTCTGAGATCGCCAAACCTCGGGAGTAAAACTGCACGGGTCCGAGCCTCCTGAGACGGACCACGGGGCGATTAGAGAGAGTGGTGGCATCGAGCATCACCAACTCGTAACCGGGCAGAGTCGATTCAAAACCGAGCAACGTCGAACCCTGACGACTCGGGCCTTGCCGAAGCACTTGCTTTAGACTCACACCGGACCACATCTCCCAGACGCGTGATGCCAACGGCCCAGACGCCCAAAGACGGACGGACGGGACGGCAAGGCATAATGGGGGTGGTGCGCACTGATGGTGGAATTGGTGCGTGCTTGGGACCATTTAGGTGCATTGCTGCACATGGTCGACCATCTCGGCTTGACGCAACCTCGCTGCTTCGTACAATGTCGCTCGGTGTTTCAAACCACGGATGCCAAGGATGGAGACGCAAGGATGCTGATCTTAGGACGGAAGTTGCACGAACGGATTCGGCTTGTCGTCAATGGAGTGACGATCTGGGTGGAGGTCAACCGCATCGCCGCGAACGACGTGCGAATCGGAATCACCGCCCCCCCCGCCGTGGAGATCGTGCGGGAGGAAGTCATCGGACGCGACGACCCCCAGTGACAGGGATGTCACGAGCCCCCGGTGCCCGCCACGGTGCCGGGGGTTTTTCTTTGCCCCTATGGAGTTCTTGTCATGTGGCGAGTCGAACACGGCGACTGCCTAGACGTGATGCGCGGCATGGCAGACAACAGCGTCGATGCCGTTGTGACTGATCCACCCTATGGGCTGTCGTTCATGGGCAAACGATGGGATTACGACGTGCCCGCTGTTGAAGTCTGGGCTGAGTGCTTGCGACTGCTCAAGCCCGGCGGACACCTGCTCGCGTTCGCCGGGACTCGCACTCAGCACCGCATGGCTGTACGCATCGAGGACGCGGGCTTTGAGATCCGCGACATGATCGCCTGGGTTTACGGTTCGGGGTTTCCGAAGTCGCTGGATGTGAGCAAGGCGATTGATAAGGCCGCGGGGGTTGAGCGGGAGGTCGTGGGAAGTCGAGTCAAAGACGACATTCGCGGCGGCAAGATGCACGCCGCCAACAATGTAGAGCGGCACGTCATTGACATTACCGCCCCCGCCACCCCCGAAGCCCAGCAGTGGGTCGGCTGGGGCACCGCGTTAAAGCCTGCCCTAGAGCCGATCACCGTGGCACGCAAGCCACTTGGCGGGACCGTCGCCGAGAATGTGCTGGAACATGGAACGGGGGCGATAAACATCGACGGGTGCAGGGTTGCGTCGCTCGATGAGATCGCACCTGTTACTGGAAAGGGCACGCTCTGCGGGACGCGTGACGGATACGACCGTCCTTGGAAGCACGACCCGGCCGCACTGGCCGCACGGCAGGATCGAGCAAACGCCGCCATTGAAAAGGCGAACACGCTCGGCCGCTGGCCGGCGAACCTGATCCACGACGGCAGCGATGGGGTAACTGGCCTGCTCGGCGATGCTGCCCGGTTCTTCTATTGCCCCAAGGCCAGCAAGGCAGACCGCGATGAGGGGTTGGAGGATTTTGAGGTCAAACGCACCGGTGGAATGACAGCGACGGATCACGGTTCAATGCTGACTGGTAGCGGCAACGAGCGCACAACAGCCCGCGCCAACGTCCACCCCACCGTCAAGCCTACTGACCTGATGCGTTACCTATGCCGATTGGTCACACCACCTGGCGGGATTGTGCTTGACCCATTCACCGGCAGCGGGTCCACTGGCAAGGCCGCTGTGCTCGAAGGCTTCCAGTTCATCGGCATCGAACGAGAAGCCGAGTATGTCGCACTCGCCCGGGCACGCATCGCGCCAAAGATCGACCGTCAACGTACCCTCTTCTCTTAGCTGGAGCCCCCATGCAGACCGCCGCCATCGCGTTCCTAGCCGCCGTCGTCATCACCAATGGCGTTCTGGTCGTCCTCGCTGTTCGGGCCTTTCTACAGGGCCTCAGAGGCAGCGTAGATTCGTTTGCCGATCCCGAGTAGACTGCCGATATCCGGCTGTCCGGGGAGTCACAAGGTGGTTGTCGGGTGACTCCGGCCTGACCCCTCGGGGTCGCTTGCCGATGGCGTAGAGGCACCGGCGGGTCTTACATCGACCCGCACCGCAGCCTAATCGGTGGAGAGAGCCTGCCACTCCTGGCTCGCAGCCCCTCGGGTTCACATCCCGAGGGGTTTTTTATTTCGCCCACCGATCCAGTGGGCAGCGGCCATCAAGGCACACCGCCACGCCTGCAATCTTGCAGTTGCAATCCATCGGGATGCACTGCTGCGCTCGGCGGAATCGACACGGGGCGCACTGGTCGAGCCGGGCCGCCAGAGTCTCGCGGTCCACCGTGCCGCTCGATGGCACCAGGTCGCGGACTGCCGAGGCGAAGAATGCGACTGCGTGGTGGTCGATCACCAGTACTGCCCGTCGGATGTTATGAAGATTGCGTTCCCACTTGTCGCGAGGTGCAGTTGAGATGCCCACACGTTGGGGTCGCCGTTCGGCTGCTCGGCTCTTGTCAGCGGGTCACTCACCCACTCGGTGTTCCCCGAAGAGTCAATCTGCGCGAGCCTCGGCTTATCGGGTGGTGTGACCGGGCCGACCTGGGGGAATGTCGTGACGCCTGCATTCCTTCCGGCCACGACAACCAGCTTGCCCGTGCTGTCGCTGTCGCAGCAGTCGTTGTATGAGTTCGCGCCGTAGAAGATGCTGCCGACGCCGGGTGACTGCGGGAGATACGCTTGGCCGAACCACGTCGGGACAGTCGCACTGTACGAGGGCTTCTCGGTGCCGGTCACACCGTACCGCAAGACTTGTCGCTCGTTGTCGGTCGATGTGATGTCGTACTCAATCACCCACGCATCTTGACCGCCGAGGCTGCCCCGAAGGTCTGCCGTGGGGAACGTCATGTTTCGGAGT